CCTCAAATCTTCTCTCCCCTCACCTACCCCCTCCCCCCCTACTGTATGCCCATCCACCTAGGGTTTACCCTTAAGGGTTTCTACCTAAGGGTAGGGTTTCTACCTAAGGGTTTACCCTAAGTTTTGCATTATGTTAAGTTGTTATGTTAAGTGGAGAAAGAGCAAAAGAGTTGGAGGGTGCTTTCCAGTACTACTTGATCTCTTATCCATTCCCATCCATTCCATTTCAGTTACCTTTCCTTCCCTCTATCTATTCCTTACTTACTTCCCTATAGATTCATCTGTTAAGGGCTGTTCCTTTATCCTCGGATAGGTTAGTTACGAACCCTATTGTATCCAATGGGTCTTCTGTTCTATAGCCTATAGAGTGGAGATGATGGTACAGGGCTAACAAGTTCTCGAAACCTTGGCTGATGTTGCCTTGTCCAGCGGATAAAAGTATTTGCAGCTTTGGGTTGTCTAGTTTTCTTCGGAACTGGACTGTATCTGCCTTTGGGGGTCTAGCCATGCTTCTAACCTCTCCAGTAATTAAATTAAATTAATTGTACTTTATTAGGGTTTATCCCTATTTTTTTTGTCTATCAATGAATTAATATTCCTTTACCGAACTAGCGGAACTAGTGACTCTAAGGGTGTAAACAATGAGAGCTTATTTAATTGTTGAGGGCAAAGATGCAAAGACTGCCCAATGGTTTTATGCTGACTATTCTTGGCAAGCATTAGATGAGGCCAAATCTCATGGCTTTGATGAGATTGTTGGCTTCTGTGTTGTTAAGACAATGGAAGTTGACCAAGTATCTTTTGAGTGCATGGAATAAGGTACTACCATGAACGACAATCACAAAGACATTCTTACTGCCATTTTCATTGGCCTTGCCCTGTGCGTTGGGCTGCTTGCTTACTTTGACGTACTAGTAAAGTAAATCTTTTGTTTTCTAGAATGGTGATTTAGAGGGGCTATGCTCGATGAGATTCCGAATAGTCTCATTGAGTGCCTCTATCTGATCCATCTTCCTTATCGACCACGCTCTCTTTTGCCCATGCCATCCAAGTACAGGATTCCGGTGGCAATCTACACATAGGGCTATACAGGTGTACTGGAGACCCTGTTTGAAGTGATGGGCTTCTGATGGCCCTGATGCCTCGCATACTGAACATGGGAGACTTTTAACCCTTGCTAGGTGCAATCTCTCTTTTGCGTTCAGCTTGTTGTTCATTGGGTTGCTTTGATTTCCATTCGGGCTGAGTACTGTTCTGTTCTCCAGACCTCGATCCTAGCTTGGGCTGCGGTCATCATCCAACGATACTTTTCCTCGATCTCTACGGCTTCCCTGATGCCCTCTAGGATGCCTACATAATCGGCATGAGCATAGGCATAAGTCTCTTGTTTACCCAAAACCTCAGTTCCAGCTTGTGCCATGAGCTGTGCCTTGCGGGACTTTAAAAAACCCTCAAGGTAGATTCGAGTAGCTTTCGCCTTGCTATAGGGTTCTGCCGTGTCAATCAAGAATTGTATGGCCTTGTGGGGGTTGTCGCTCATGGCTGAATATCCGATGTTTGCTTAAAGTTGAGCTTATGGTGCTGAAAACGCATGGCTGCCTCACACTCTAATTCCTTAAATGCCTCATCACTCAGCAATCCAATGACGTTGACACTTCTGTTTTGATACCAAATTTCTTTAATGGACTCGTTATAAGTGCCATCCTCGTCTGATGAATACTCATAAACGACAGTAACCACTTCGCTCCCAGCACCCACTGTTGTGTCAAATTCCCAAGTTGATTCCATGATGTAACTCCTGTTAAAAATTAAATCTTACCTAATTGCTTGCGTAATACCATAGGGATTTACCCTAATCTAGGCACTCTTTGACGCAAATATCAACGCCTGGCAGACTTGAATAAACCTTTGTAACGTGGATGTTTATGATCTGAGAGTCGTCATGGTAAACAATCCCGTTCATGCCATCTTCTACGCTCTTAAGGATATTGCTTGCGTCAGGCTTCTTTGTTGGCTTCTCTGACCCGTTATCAATGGCTTCTAACCGCTTTTTGGTGCATGACTTAGGGATTGGCACTCGAATGTAAAGATAAAGGCTCACAGGGGCTTCTAAGGGTTCGGAAGCACCCATTGCCTCGATTGCAGCATCTTTAATTAAAGTTTCATAGGTTCTTGTCTTCTCAGGGGTGTAAGTTTGCACAAAGTTTCCCCTCTTGACGTATCTAGCCCTTTGTTTGCCAACAGGGTTAGCGTCTACTTTGAATGTCACCATAAATGTCATTTGATTATGTCCTCAACTTTCTGTATTCTTTGACCTATCCATGCCATGACAGGGACTGCCATACTATTGCCTAATGCTTTGTATCGAGGGCCATCAGGGGTTGGTTTGTTTTTTAACTTGATATCGGTGTAGTTATCTGGAAAGCCCTGAAGACGCTCACATTCTTTTGGCGTAAGTCTGCGAACAGCCATGCCGATACGAACTGCCCCAATGCTTTCAGTTACACCACCTTGTGGGCTTTTGAGTGTTTGCGTCAAATTGCCTGTTTCACATAAGTTGTATGAGTCAACACCAATTGCTTGAGTATTAGAATTAGTAATTGGCACATGGCCACCACCAGCACCCATAGCATTGGTCAATGTAGGGCTTTGCTCAATTCCAACCACTGCATTTGGATGTTGACCGCCAAGACATACCGCCATTGGGTTTTTGGCTTGCAAGGTTTGCGTGATTTCTACATCTGTTTGCGGGTTGGACATTTGTCCACTAAACGCAATGGGTTGACCTACTGCATGACGATCACCTTTTGTCAGGGTGTTCATTGGCTCACCAGGTTGGCCTATGCCAAGGCCATTACCTTTGCCCATAGTTTTATCCCCATTCTTACCAGCATGGCGGGTTGCTTGATCGTGAATTGGGATTGGTTGCAATACGGCATGAGGACCTTTTGCTACTAAACAGTCCATTGTTTCGCTAGATTCTGCTCGGAATTTATATTGAGCATTTTCGCCTTGATTAAATGCCGCCCTGTCGAGAACAATTGGCTGCGCTACAAACAAACCACATTCATTGCCCGAAGGACCTCCACTTCCTTTTGCCCATTTACTTGTTACTGTGTCGGCTGTGTTTGCGTCTGAGCCACCATAGACAGGGCTTGATCTAATGCTGGCGGCAGAACTTTCCCTCTTTTCTCTGCTCGGCGCAGGATTCCCTTGCAAGCTATTGCGCTCAAAAAGAACCGCTGCGGCAGGTCTCCAGTCTCCAAGGTATCCGACAACAAACACACGTCTGCGTCTTTGGGCCACTCCGAAGTATTGAGCGTCAAGCACCCTGTATGCGAACCCATACCCGCAGACTGCCAACCCTCCGAGGAAGCTACCAAAGTCCCGTCCATCAGCGGAGGACAAAACGCCGGGGACGTTCTCCCAGACCAACCAACGGGGGCGATGTTGTTTAGCAATGGCAAGATAGGTAAGCATGAGGTTACCACGAGGGTCATCCAATCCTTTTCTGAGTCCTGCGACTGAGAAAGACTGGCATGGTGTTCCTCCAACGAAAACATCGATATTTGATTCAATTTCCCACTCCTTAAATTTTGTCATGTCGCCCAAGTTAGGGACTGTTGGATAGTGATGTTTCAGAACTTGGCTCGGAAAAGATTCAATCTCTGAGAAGCCAACAGGATTCCAACCTAAAGGATGCCAAGCAACAGTTGCTGCCTCAATCCCACTACATACCGATAAATAGTTCATTCAATTTGTCCATCTTTCATTTGACGCATATAAAATCTGATCCGATCTCTTGCTCCTGATCCATAGACCTTTTCGCAACGCTCAAGCCTGGCACGAACAAAATCGTTATCTCTGTTTGATTGCCAAGTTCGGTATATTTCCCTTGCTTCGGCTTTCTCTAAAACAACTCTGTCTCCTGCATTAGAGATGTTTTTTCTACTGTATGCCATAGGTGTATACCCTACTCATCTAAGTCACCAGTTAGGATTAACGCTTCAGTAATGAGACGTACGGGATAAGGTACGCCTTCCTTTACTCTGTCTAGCAGTCTCATGGCTTCAAAGTAGTTCATGCTTTAGCTTCTTTTCAAGAACATAAGACCAAACCGCACCGCCTGAAACCTTGGCTACAAACTGAAGCGCAACAATTTCAGGCATCAAAGCACCAAACGCTATCGTTGGGAAAAGTAGAGAGTCAACGGCAGCGCCAGCAGTATTTGAAACATTGGCTCGTTTAATCCATGAGCCTGTGGTTTTTACAAAAATAGCCCAATCAACTATGGAGGCTGCCAAGAACGACACCGCAGAAGCTACTGCAATCATTCCCGAAGCAGGGTTTAAGCCGTAGGTGATTAAGCCAGTTCCGATAATTAAGCCACCCATTTGCCAAGTTTTAAGCCTGAAATGAAGCCAATCTCTCAAAGTCAGATCAAGTCCAATCAGTAAAAAAGCATTGATTGCGGTTACTGATGGGCCGAATGTCGCCACCAAAAGGTTTGCAGCAATCATTGCCACGGCATAAGCAATTAAAGCAAAGATCATAATTTTCTTTCTGTTTGGATAACAACGCCATGATGATTGGCAGTTAAAGTCTGCTCACCACCAAACAATACAAACAATTCATCTGCTATTTGCTCATGGAATGCTGATGTGTATTTTCCGACTTCCTCTAGGATTTTTTCAACCATTATTTGCTCAGAATGTTTGATTTCCAATTGATAAACTATTTGCTTGTTGTTTATTGGGCATAACGCAATAAACTTAGTTGTGTATTTGTTCATAAAAGTGTTTCTTGCTCCATTGGTTGATAAAAATTCCATTGAGAAGGTGCATTAAATGCCTCGATCCTAGAACGCATGACTTGCGCTCTGGCTTCTTTGGTTGGCGGCAGATAATTCCCATGCTTCCAATGCACATCAATGCCAACATTTCTGCCAATATTGGTACTGTCTGCTGATGAAAATGGTAATTTGGTAAAGATTGCAGGGTCTAGCATCCTCAAACCATGCAGTTTGCAAGCAGGTCTTCCCATGTCATCACAAATAACTCTCATGGCTTGCCCCATCTTGACCCACCAATTGGATGTTCCTACTGTAGAAAACTCCCCAGAACTACCAATGCAGACCCGCACATAGGTATTTGCAAGTTGTTCAAGTCTCATTAAAGATTCATGCATATGCCAAACTGGTGCGCCAAACCATGTCGGCAGCGGACAGTCTTTAAGCAAAGCATCGTTGTCTGCTTCAGTCCCATCAATAACGTCAGGAATTACTGCAAAGTCGCAAGAAGGTACTTTCTTAAGATTAAGTGACCAATCGTAGAAAGGCTGCCAATCTTGGATTGGATTGCCAGATCGCCAGGCAGAGAATGCTCCATTGTCTATGGCGAAAGACTGACACACCTCAATTGCTATTGAAAGCTGGTCAGAGTGAGCAAACGACACAAATGCATGACCATTCTCAATTGCTTTGACAGCTACTGTGGCAGGAGTTATTGGCAAGCCGTGATAGTGGATCATGCTCTTCCCCTTATTTGAGCCATCCTAGCCAATGTTTCTAGCGGAATAGGTGCTGCTTTTTTCGCATCTTCTGCAATCTTCAGCAAAGCAGGGTCAGGCTCATTTGATGGCGGAACAGTGAGCCTTACTTTGTCGGCAGGGTTTGGCTTAACAATCCACTCTGCTTTTAAACCTTGGCTACCTCGGCTACACCACTCAGCCAAAAACTTCTCTAAAGGCCAACCAAGTATTTTTGCTTCAGCAATAGCACCATTCAAAACAGTTTGGGTAATCGGTGCTTTCTTGCTTTTACGCAAGGCTACCCAATCATTCCAAATTTGTTGAGAAACATCTGGTGGGCAAGCAACGACAGTTGCGCTCTCTCTCTTTGGTTTATGGTTAGTGGTTATTGGTTCTTGGTTAATGGTTGCTATTGGGGTAGCATTAGGGGGGCTAATAGCCTCCCCATTAGGGGGTGTTCCCCACCTCTTAGCAGCCCCACGTTTACCTGCTTCAGCAAACTCTTTGTATTGCTTGATTTCCTTGTCTGCACGAGGAGAAACAAAGCCATCCTCTGTTGAAATAAAGAACTCATTGAGGACAGTCATTACGTCTTCTTCATGCTCACGCATACCGATCTGACGAGCAACATCCCTGTGTTTTATGGGTTTCTCATGCAGAAAGTAGAAGTCTAGCAAACGTCTGTAAGCCAAATCTTCCAACAAAGAAAGGTGGTGGGTGTGACTTTTGTAGTCACCAATGTGAAACTGGTAGTAGTGCATATATTCCGCTTTTTTAACCACCCTTTGAAGGAATTGCCAGCAGGAGAAGGGTTAACTCTTTTCGGTTGGGTAGCAACTCCCGACCTAGCTGGATTCCATAATATCAAACTAATTCTACTTTGTAAACTCAAATAAATTGATTGTTGGTAATTTCATTTGTTGGTTTTCTGCCAAACAAACGAACAGCCTGTTGGTTCATAGAAGCATATTCAGCCTTAGTGAAGATGCCTTTAGCGTTTCTGATGTCAAACGGGTTTAGCAGATCACGGGGTTCTTCTACCTTTTCAGCCTCAATCATGTGCGGTTCTAGGGTGTACTGAGAAACCCAAGAACGACCTAACTTAATTTTCCCAATTTTTAGTTTTTTCTTGTAGCTCAT